CGGCTTGAATTATACCGTCTGCCGCTCCGCCAGAATGTTTTTGTTTAATACTATCAATTCTTTCATCAATTAAATCAATAATTTCTTGCTCAGTGTGATTATCTAACCAATCTTCTTGTGCTTGTTTTTTCTTTTGGTCAAAAATATTGTTTAAATCATATAACCAAGATAAGTCCATACCTACTTCTTCATTATACAATCTAAGTAGAGTCATCTTTTTTAAACGATGGTAATAATAATTAAATGCGGCAACTTGTGAATTTTCACTTATCTTTTCAAGATATTCTGACCCACGATTGGCTTTATATACAGCTAACTTTTTTGGTCTTGATTCAAGATAATCTTCTATATTGGCGGAAGTTACTTGTTTTACTCCAAGCTGATGTAAATTATAAATACTACCAAAAACAACTTGATGAAATTCTTCGATAAAATCTTCAAGAGTAAAAGTGTATTGCTCGTTATCTAATATATCGGGATTTTGATATACACTACCTATAACTTGAATAATTGCTGATGTATCTATATATCTAACTTTACTCATCCTCTACCTCTATTGTATAGAAAAATTCGCTATGAGAACCTACATCATACCAAGTTATTTTATTATTCTTAGGGTCTGTCCAAGTTCTAATATAATGGATTATAAATTTATGGACTTTATTTTGGTTACACTCATTTATAAAATTATTAATAGCTCTTATTACAAGTGTCTTTCTACAAACGGTAATAAAAGTATCATTTTCATATCTATCAGAAAAATAAAGTTTTACCATTATTCATCTCCTAAATCTAAAAGGCGGGGTGCAGGTTTTTTAGGCTTGGGAGGTACAATATTAAACTCAACAACCTGCTGCCGCATTTGCTTGTTACTATTTTGATACTGTGTTGTATATAACTGTTGATAATATTTTTTTACATCTTCGTAAATATAAGGAATAATACCAATTCCGCCATGACCTTCCTCTAAATTACCATGATTAATATTATAAAACCAATGTAAACATCCTGTCATACCGCTCCAGGTATAACCGTATTGTTTTATAAAATTTAAGGCTTGTTTATTAATCATTACATAATTATAACCTGGCCCGTATATATTTTTTACACATTTAAAAAAATTTTCTTTATCAATTTCCTCTTGTTTAACACTATCGTCTTGAGACTCTGCACACTCTTTATGAGCATATCTTCGTGCTCCTACTTTAACAAAAGGTTCTTTATCTCGGTCAAAGGACTTTCCGCAATAAAGACATTTTACCATATGTACAGCCATTTTATTTCCTCATTTTATTTTTATTATATCATTTTTTTTATAAAAAAACAAGGTAGTGATTTATATCGCTACCTTGTTTTTAATTATTGTCTATCTTTAAATAATTCTTTTAAATCAAAAACGATTAAAGATAACTGTTCTATTTGGTCTCTTGTAATATTAGCAATCTTTTTACCTTTACCTAAATATTTGTCGGTAATTTCAGTAATATAAGGTGCATAATGTATTTCTTCTTCTTTTGATAGAGATGATAAAAGGTCACGACATTGTGCATAAAGATCGTCAAAGTTAACTTCTGTAGAATAAATACTAACATTTCTTTCATTAGTAACAAATTCTTTCCCAGTATATTTAGCTTCTTCATCTATTGCTTTATTTAAACCATCAACAAGAGCATCATAAGAAAAATTAACTTCTGACTACATATATTTAAAACGAGATCCACAATCAATTGTACCGTCAAGAGAACGTAAAGTTAGAACTCTTCTAGGCTCACCATCTCTAATTGTAAGATGTGCATAACCATAAATATCAACCATATCCTTGATAATTAAATTATAACTATTACCAAGAGTAGGAACAATTTGATTATATTCTGTTCCATCTTGTCTTTTAAAAGTTTTATCTTTATCGTGAGAAATAAAAAGTACAGCATATCCCATTTGAGTTACTTCTCTAAAAGTATCTTCTAACTATCGTTTTACTCTTGACCAACCTTGACCATAAGGAATTTGATTAAGAGTATCAACGCCTGCTTGTGAAATAATATATTTCTAACAGGCGGCAGCTGCTATGTCAATTGTATCTACAATAATAGAATGGAATAAATCTTTTACTTCTGGCTTTTTTAAATCTCGTAGAATTATTTTCATATCTGCCCAGGTTGTAACGTCCTGTGCATATACATTTGGTAAGGCATTATAACCTTTCTAGAAAGCTAAAATAAGAGCACCTGGCATTTGACTTCCAAATGTTGTTTTACCAATTTTACCAGGGCCGTATATATAAGTAATATAACCACTTAAATCTCTACTGACTTTATGTGGTTGAAGTTTTGTTAAATCAATCATGTTTTCTCCTTTACTATTTTCTTATTTCATACTCACAGTAAACACAAATAACATAGGGAAGGTATCCTCCCTATGTTATCATTTTTATTACCAGTTAGGCATACCGCCAAAATTAAAAGTTCCTTGAGGGATATTTCCCATTGTATTAGGTGTAGGCATTGCCTGAGGAGTAGGAGCTGCCGCCCCAGCATTTCTCTGTGCATAATATGCTTTTGCGTTAGCCTTAACTTCTTCCAAATGAATATTTCTATCAGTAAGAGCCTTATTTAATTCATCTTTTGTGATTGTTTCTGCAATATCAAAAACATAAGGCTGAGGCTGTGCCCATGTAATAACCCATTCTCTTTCTTGACGAATAGAAGAATCAACAATTGTTCCACCGAAAGCATTTTCCATTACTTTATCAATCTTAACAGTAGTATTGATAATTTCTCCCATAACCTTAGTATAAACAGGATTACTTGCAGAAGCATTAAGACCAATAAAATAATTTACAGAACCAGGTGCTTTAGAATCTTTTGCAATTAAAACAACAGGTAAAATTGCATTTTTAAAATCAAATACATATGCTTTAATTCTAACGAAATCTTCTGGAATATTATGGTCAGGATCCGCAGGAACTACAGTAGTATCATAAATGATAGTATCAAAAGTAAATTTATTTCTTGCGTTTTCAACAGGATTTAAATCAGAAATAAAAGTTACAAAACCACCTTCACTTCTTTGCTGTGTTACAAGCTGGTCTCCGCCCTTAGGATAAAAATCATTAAGTGCAAGAGAAGGTTCTACTCTTAATTTCTGAGCGGCATCTTTACCAACATTAGTCCAAGTTTTTCCGCTTTCAATAATCTGTTTTAAATTAACAAATGTACTATTGATAGCATTTGAATTTGTAAATTCTTTTACAAAGGTATAATGTACCGGAATTACATTTAAACCTTCTTCATCTGTAGCAATAAAAATTTCTCCTGAAATAAAATCAATACCATAATTAGGTGAATTTTTATTAGTTACTTTCTTCATTACAAGTTTGTGGTCAAAAAGTCTTCCTTCAATTTTCTAAGCATTAATATTTTTTCTCATGTTTTTCTCCTAATAATTTTTTCATATTTATTATTTCTTTTTTATTTTATATTAATATTATATAATAAATTTTTATAAAAATCAAATTTACTGATTAAACAAAATTAATTCTTCGGCATAAGGTAAAGTTTTCACCCAATTACAAAAGTCTTGACTCCATTCTGTAAGTTTATGATTTTTACGTTGTCCATACATATTTCGTAAAGTTTCATAATTAGCTGTCCAAGTTCTTTTTTGCAACCATCCCTCTGGAAGCCAACGGATAAGTTCTTTCCAATATCTTTTATTTTTTGTTTCAAGATAACGTTTTCTAAGAGTTTCACATATATCAATGATATAATCTACACAATCTTCTATAGTATCATCAATAGTATATGGTTCACCCTCAAAAAGAATTAAGTCTGAACTAAAGTCTCCCATTTCAAAACAATCTTTAGTAATAGGAGTACTAGCTAATTTATGCATGGTTGATGTTGAATTAGCAACCGTTGCTACTTTATAAGTATCAGCTTCCTTCCACCAATATAACGGTGCAGTTATATCAACAGAGACAAAGATTTGACGAAGAAATTTTCTATCACTTGCGCCAGCTTTAATCATACGTTGCGCTAAATCTAAATCTTTTGGACCTATTTGCTCTGGAGAACCAGGAATATATACACTGTCACTTTTTGCCCAACTTTCAAGAGGATTACGTAATCCTCTTAATGCACCTTCAAAATTCATTACTTTAGTATTCTAAAATTTCATTATTTATTTCCTTTCGTCACGTTTAAACCTACTTTATTTGATTGATACATCTAAATCCAAAAACGCTCTTTTTCATTTAATTTATCACGAGTACATTTCTAAAGAATTTCAAAAGTGAAATTCCATACACCGTATTTTTGCATGTTATTATAAAGTTTATTTGTTGCGGAAGCATCTATACCAAGACCACATTTTATATGTTGTTTCCATCTATCGGCAATATTTACACTTTGTCCAATGTAAATATCTCCAGTTTGTTTATTAGTAATTTTATAGATTCCACAAACTGATCCAGAACCTAATACACGATTGCATAAATCAGTAGTAGGTTTCATTATAAAAGTAGACCAAATGACTTTAGAAACAATAGAAGGGTCATTAAGTTCCTTTTTCCATTCTTGAAGATGTGTAATATCGTTAATCTATTTTTCAGATATTTTTATACGATAAAAAGATATTTTATCCTATTCTTCTTGCTACCTAAGACGTGCGGCGGTCGCAGCCTAATATACAGATTTAAGCTAGGCCAAACTCGATTGAATCTAATTCCGCTATCTCTATATTTTACCTATCTATTGATATAATTGAGATTTCATTTCTATCTACTCTTGACGAATAGACTAATGAAAGTCCTAATGATGTTTTATTCGTTGTTCTTCATAGTTTTGCTCTATCTGCTATAGTTCGTCTTGACGAGTTTTTTTTCTAGTGTCTAATATAGTTTGTTCCTATTTTTGTAATTGTTTCAACTATAAAAGTTTATTTTGTTTATTAATAATCTACTGATTTAAATTAGATATTTTAATCTATTTGCTTCTTATCTATATTTTTATATTCTATTTTTCTTTTTCTAATGTTATTTCTTGCTATTTTAATTGCCGCACCTTATTAAATAAATAATAAGCAAATATAAGCACTATAAAAAAGAAAATTATTAAAACTGCTCGTCCTATCATTATATTAAAGAACGGGTTAAGTATAAAAACTTAACCCGTTATAAGAAAAATTATTCGTCTGTTTCTGGGTCAAAGTTGCGGCCGGACTCAGTTAATTTAACAAACTTAACAGACTCATGCTTAATACTACCATCTTTATTTTCAATTTGAAGTTCACCTTCAACTCTTGTAGCAAGCGGGTCTTTTACTTTTTCATCTCCTACTGTCTTAGTATGTCTTGAAAAAGCACCTGTGATAATACCATTTACTTGGCGAGGATCAAGATTAAGTGCTGCCGCAATATCTTTTGCGGTAATATCTTCTTCCTAATGTGCCTTAATGTAGTCAAATACTGCTTTTGTGTTTTCTTTAAATTTTGCCATTTGTTTTTTCTCCTTATTTTAAAAAAATTAAATTATTTATATTTATAATTAATTATATACTTAATATAATTATTATATTCCGTTTGAATATTTTTGAATAATGTCATTTATTTCTAACATCTCGGGAAGAGATAAAGAAGAATAAAGTTGCATTATTTTTATCTTTGTTTTAGTTGAATTTGTTTTAACAAGCTACTTTTTTAAAGTATAAATTTCACTTGCTAACTTTTGAAGCTATTCTTTATTTTTCATAATTTATTATACCAAAAATTTTTCAATTAATCAAGTCAATAAGTTGCTTTTCTGTAATAATCGGGATGTTCAATTCTTTCGCCGTTTTGTTTTTACTAGAAGTAGAATTAGCATCATTGTTTACGAGATAATTAGTTTTTTTAGATACCGATCCCGTAACTTTTCCGCCATTACTTTCGATAAAATCTTTTAATTCATTTCTATTTTTAAATTCAATAGTTTTACCCGTAATTACAAAGATTTTATCTTTAAGTTTTTTATCTTCATCTTTATCTTCTTCTGGAACTGAAGATATAATTTCAATTATATGATTATCAAAAATATTGTCGGCTTCAGTATAGTCAAAAGTAGTAAGAGTCTTTATCATAACTTCACCGATACCTTTGATATTATAAAGTCTATCATCTTCATCTGGAAAATCAACAGCATGTCTAAATCCATTATATGTATGGTATACTTTAATTAAATCTTCTGAAACTACCTTACCTATTTGTGGAATACCAATTGCCGCAATAAATTTAGATGCTGTACAGTTTTTACCTTCTTCTATTGCTGTTAAAATTTTATCAACAGAAGCTATACCAAAACCTTCTTTTTCAACCCATTCATTACGATGCTCTTGTAATTTAAAAATATCTTCTAATGAATTAACCCATCCCCAATCAATAAGTTTTTCAAGAGTCTTTTTAGATAATCCTTTTATATCAAGTCCCTTTTTACCACAAAAATGGTCAAGACGATTAATTAATTTACCGCTACAAAGAGGGTTTTCGCAATAGGCTCTTTCTATACCATTTTCTTCTTTAAAAGATATTTCCCCATGACAGATAGGGCAAAACTCTGGAGAGTCATTTGCGGAAACTCCTCCTTTAGAAATAACTTCTCCGTAATTATATTTAGGTCCCGCGGAATAAATTTGAGGGATTATCATATTGCTTTTAAATACTTTAAGAGGCTCACCTACGTAAGCGCAATCTCCCAAAGTTTCTCGCATAACACTAACATTATGAAGAGAAGCACGAGAAACTTCCGCGCCATCTATTCCAATAGGGTCAAATACTGCTACTGGAGTTAGAACTCCTGTTCTTCCCATTGTCCAGTCAATATAACGGAGACGAGTTGGATATGTTTCATCGTAATTTTTCCATGCTATAGCATTTTTAAAATGATGTTCTGTTGACCCTAAAGATTCCCCATATTGAATATCGTTAAATTTAAAAACTACTCCGTCACAAGGACATCCTTTTTCTTTTGCTGCTTTTAAACAAAAATCTATTGCAAGTTGATAATCAGTAGTTGCAATACTTGGAACAACATCAAAACCAAAAGATTCAATATCTTTTAATTTTTCTGTATAGTATGTATATATATTTTTCTTTGTAAAAATATCCCAAGCAATAAAAGACATTTTTCTATCTTTTACTTCTTGCATATTTAATAAAGATAATCCTCCTGCCGCAGCATTCCTTTGATTTTTAAATTTATTTTTATCAAAGTCTTTTTCAAAAATAATAACTTCTCCATCTATAAGAGTACGAATTTTTGTAGGAATTGTTAAAGGAATATTTTTAATATAGTGAACATGAGAAAAAATATTTCCCCCAATTTTTCCATCTCCTCTTGTATTTGCTCCTATTAGTTGACCGTTTTCATAAATTAATCTAACAGATAATCCATCACATTTAATAGTAGCAATAAGATTTTTTTTATTAGCAAAAGTTTCAATTTCATTAAGAGAATGAACTTTATCAAGACTTAACATAGGTCTATCCGAAATATTAATTTTTTCTATTTTTTCTAAAACCGGTGCTCCCACAGAAGGTTCAAAACCGTACTCTTTTATTAATTGATCGTATTCCTTATCTGATATAATTGGAGTATCTGTATTATAATATGCAAATTTAGCTTTGTTAATTTTTTCTTTTAATTCATTTCTATTCATATGACCAAATATATCCTCCAGAAGATTTATATTTTCCATTACAATTTTTTAAAATTCCAGTATAATCTATTCCCGTTTGTCTACCCGCCTATCTTACTCCATTAAAGGTATTTAATAAATTACCCTATTTATCATATTGATAAACAATTTTTTTATTTGTTTTTATTGCTAAAGGTTCATCTCCATAAGCAAAATAAAAACCATGAACTTTATAACCTTGTTTTGCTCCTGCTGAAATTTGCTTGTCTGGAATTTTTAATTGTTTACTTGCTTCTGTTATTGAATAAAATTTTTGTATAAAGTCTCCCTTTTCAGAATATTGAGAGATTTCTTTGTATTCATTAGCTTTTGCTCTTTTTTTATTTTCTTGAGCATCATAATCAGGATATTTACAAATTCGATGATAAACAGTTGAATGAGGAAGATTTAATTTATTACTAATTTCATAACAGGATAATCCTAATTCCCATAATTCTCTTATATTATTAATTTCAATATTAGATAAAGATTTTCCATCACCACCCGGTGTCAAATTATATCCGTTATTATAGCTATTAAAGAATTGTATCCAATATCTCTCTCTCTCATTAATTTTATCGTCTGAAATATTATCTTCTATTAAAACAATCTGAAAGTTTTCTTTTCCATATTTTTGAATAGCAGCATGGATAGCTGATTTACAATTACTAGTATTATTAATATGCTATTTAAATCGGGTTTCTAAATCTCTTGAAGTTTTTCCAATATAAACTTTTGAATTTAAAATGTTTACTATTTTATAAATTTTATTACTCATATTAAGAGTCTCCTTCCAATAATTTTTATCTATAATAAATATAAAAAATATATTTTATACTTTTATCATTTTTGTCCAGAGACTCTTAAAAATGATGTTTTTTATATCATGCTTCATAATCCTCATAATCTCTACTAACAGATTCTCCACAAAAAGGACAAATAGCTGTAATATATGGTTCATTTCTCCAATTGTGGTATGTATAAGAAGAATCATCTGCTTCAAAAATACAGTTACATTTAGAGCAAATAAAACGTTTTGTTTTATTAAGTTTTTTTAAGCTACCATCTTTGATAATTTTAATCATAATACAATTACGGATTGAACCGTACTCCTTTCTATAATTTTTGTACCATAACCAAATTTAGTTTGTTCAGATAGTTCTTGAACAGTAGTACAAATAGAATTAGGTTTGCCTACAACTAAAAGAGAATCTTCTTTAGTTAAAGGAACAATAGAAGTAACATAATCTTTTTCTTCTAAAGGAATAATATTGTTTCCTCTGCCATTACGTTTTTGAATAGTAAAATTATTCATATCCATTTTTTTACTATTTCCATTATGAGTAAAGATTCCAAGGTATTTAATATCTTTAGAAACATAGAAAGCGGAAACCACTTCATCGTTTTCTTTCAAAGCGATGCCTTTTACTCCACAGGTTAATTTACCAATTGGATTAATATCATCTGATGGAACTCTTATTACATTACCAAATTTAGTTCCGATAATAATATCTTCTTTATTCATAAAAGTAACGGATAATAATTCATCATCATCTTTAATTTTAATAGCCTGAATACCCGTTTTCTTTTTTGCTTTAGTATATTCTTCTATTTCAGTCTTTTTAATTAAACCATTTTTAGTAAAGAAAACTACATAATCCGCAGGTTTTTCTCCAGAAATAGCCGTAGCAGTTTGGAACATTTCATTATCAGCAAAAGGAAGAAGTAAATGTAAATTAGTTCCTCTTGAAGCATTTGTCCCTTCGGGAATTTTATCTACCGCTAATTTATACATTTTACCTTTTGATGTAAATATCATTAAATCATCAAGAGTATTAGTAGATATAGTTGTTTTGATTGCGGCATCCATAGTTTTTATACCTTTACCGTTTCTTTTTTGTATTCTAAAACTCTTTTTAGGAATACGTTTAATATCTCCAGTATGGGTAATAATAACTACGACATCTTCAGGAGTTATATCAATTTTTTCTTTTTCTTCTTTTACATCGTCAATTTGAGTTAATTCTGTACGACGTTTATCTCCATATTTTTTAACCAAATCCGCCAGACGAACTTTTAATAATTCTATTTGTTCTTCTCTACTATTGATAAGGTTTTCCCATTTTTGAATATTATGAACTAACTCGTCTCGCTCTTTTTCTAATTCTACCCCTTCTAACTTTGCTAAACTTGAAAGTCGCATAGCAAGAATGGCTTTTGCTTGGTTTTCGGTAAAACTCCACTTTTCAATAAGTAAAACTTTTGCCACGGCTCCAGATTCACTTTGTTTGATAAGAGCAATGATTTCGTCAATATGAACAATGGCTCTAAGTAAACCATCAACAATCTCCTTTCTTAATTTAGCTTTTTCTAAATCAAATTGAGTTTCTTTAACGATACATTCAAGATTATGGTTTACATAAATTTTTATAGCATCCTGCAAGTTTAATTCAGTAGGGGTTTTATCTACTAAAGCTACTTGATTATAACTAAATGAAGTCTGAAAATTAGTTTTTGCATAAATCTGTTTTGCTATAGCATCAGGCGAAAATCCTTTTTGACATGTTACAACAATTCTAATTTTTTTAGAACTTTCATCATGTATATCATGGATACCTTTTATTTCTTCTTTATCACAAATTTCACCAAGCTCTGTAATTAATCCTTCTATTGTAGTTCCATATGGAATTTCATAAAAGATAATTTTATTTTTATCTACTTTATAACGTGCTCTAATTTTTACTGAGCCATGACCTGTTTCCATAATTTTAGGAATATCATTTTTATTAATAATTAATCCACCAGTGGGAAAATCAGGGCCAGGTAACATAGGAACTGTCCCATCCATAAAATCATACACAGCTTTTGCGACATCATTAAGATTGTGAGGTGCCCAATTGCAAGCCATGGCAACTCCAATACCAGTGTTAGGATTACAGAGTAAATTAGGAAAGGTAGAAGGGAGAGTAATAGGCTCCTCAAGAGTTTCATCATAATTTGGAATAAAATCAACATTCTTCTTTTTGATTCCATTTAACATCCCTTCTTCTGATATTTTACTAAGGCGGGCTTCGGTATAACGTGCGGCCGCAGGTCCATCACCTGCAATATTACCGTTATTACCATGCCAATCTATAAGAGGATAACGCATAACCCACGGTTGAGACAATCTAACCATTGCTCCGTAGATTGAACTGTCACCGTGAGGGTGGTATTTGCCCATAACGTCACCGACAATTCTTGCCGCTTTAACGTGAGGCTTTGAGGAAGTCCGCCCTTCTTCAAATGCTGACCAGAGAATACGTTTTGCTACAGGTTTTAAGCCAGATTTAGCATCAGGAATGGCTCTGTCGGTATTTACAGCTACCGCATATTCTATAAAGTTTGTACTTAATTCTTTTGTTAAATCATTCTGCATTTTTTATCGCCTTTTTTAATTCATTCTATTGTATTGGATGTATATTACCTACCAAATTTATTTTATCTATTAAATCTTCAAAACTTTCTTCAAAATAATATAATTTTCTCATAATCTATTCTATAGCTTGAGGGTTTAAATCTTCTGCATAATCTCCCCAATTTCTATAAGTGCCTATTTTATATTGACCTATATACAAAAAGTCTCCATACTGATTCATTTCAATTAGTCGATTATTCTACATTATATATTAGCCTCCTTACTGTGCTCTTTAATAAAATTCTTTCTTGGAACAATAGCCGTGCCCATCAAATCATCAAACAATTTTTCCGTTTCTTCACTATCATCAATCGTAATTTGTTTGATAATTCTATTGTCAGGATTCGTAAGAGTTTCTTCTGTTTCTTCTATATCCATCTCCCCCAATCCCTTAAGTCTATTTACGGTATATTTACCACTATAAGTAGATTTAAATTGCTCAAGAGCGGCATCATCTTTAAGATATTTATAACCTTTATTTCCTGCTAATGTAATTTTATAAAGAGGTGGAACTCCCGCATAAATAATGCCGTCATAAAATAATTGTGGACAGAAATTCCAAATAAAAGTATAAAATAGATTTTTAATATGAGAACCGTCTACGTCAGCATCACTCATAATAATAATTTTACCATAGCGGAGTTCATCACGATCATATGTAACCCGCATTGTTTTTGAATCAATTTTTAAACCAAACGCTTCAATCATAGTCATAATTTCAGCATTTTTTTGAATTTTATCTAACGTAGCTTTTTGAGTATTAAGAATTTTACCGCGAACAGGCATTACCGCTTGAAATTCATTATTACGAGCAGTTTTAAGATTACCTGATGCTGAATCACCCTCTGTAATATAAATTTCACATTTTTCTCTATCTTCACTATAGCAATCCGCAAGTTTACTATCAAATTTTAAAGCCTTTTCTTTTTTCTTTCCTTGCTCTCTTGCTTTTTCTCTTGCCTTCTTAGCAGCTTCTCTTGCTTTCTTAGCGTTAATAGCTTTATCTGCAATAAGTTTAATTTCCTTTTCGTTATTGGCTAACCAATATTGAAGATTTTCCGTTAAAGCTACATTAAATGGCTTCATATCAATTTTCGTAATACGACTTTTTACCTGTGCATCGTAAGATACATTAGGTGCAGTAATATTAAAAACGATATACATACCTTCTTGAATATCATCACCAGTTAAATTTTCATCCGTAGATTTAAGCCATTTCTTTTCTTTAAAAAATTTGTTAAATTCACGAGTAATAATAGATTTTACCTGAGTAATATGCTGTCCTGTCTCTGTTAGACCTGTATTGACATATGGAACAATAGTAGAAGAATAATTGGATGTATAAGTAAGAACCATATCCATTTTATTCTTGCCTTCTGCAAAATTCATATCAAATCTATTATTAATAAGTTCTTTATTGTCTACTGCGGCATCAACTAAATCATTTAAACCTTTTTCAGATACATAATTATATATTTTACCGTTTTCATTTAAATAAATCGTTAATCCTGGACATAAGCAAGAAATAGTTTTAAATAAAGAATGAATTTTTCCACTCTCCACTTCAGTATGTGTAAAAAATTCTTCTGAAGGCTGCCATTCTACCAGTGTGCCAGATACACCACCTGTTCCCGTAGTTCTATTATCAAAAACACCTTCTTTAAAATATATTTCTTCCCACTCTCCATCTCTTATAGTTTTAACTCTTAACCAATGAGATAAAAAGGTAGTAATTTTGGAACCGATACCAAAAGAACCAAGAGATGTTCCTTCATAAGTTCCATCTTCTCTATATTTACCAGAAGTATTAAGAACACTAAAAGCAGCTTCAAGAATTGTTTTTCCATCTTCTCTAAAGCTGTTACATATAAAACCTTGTCCATAATCTCGGACAGCTACCATATCTCCAGTTATCGTTACGCCAATGCGATTTCCATTTCCCAAGCGAAATTCATCAACAGCATTAGATATAATTTCTACTAATAACTGTGTTGAATAAGTTGTATCACCTGCATAAACTCCAGGACGTAACCGAGTAAAGGCTAATGGAGAAAGACTTTCAATACTATCTTCATTATAAAGTTTTGCCATTTATTTCTCCTTCATATATTGATTCATATTCTATTTTATTTTGAAAATTATCGTCATAACATTTAATCTAAATCTTATCAGGTAACATAATAAGAGATGATGACTATTTTAAAATAGATTTAATATTAGAATAAAAAGATTGTAATTGTTTTATATCAAAAAGAGAATCTCCATATTCATCTGTAGGATAAGACATTATATAAATCATTTTTTCTCTCCTTTTATATTTTTTCTATAAATATTATAGCAAAATTTTTGTAAAATTGCAATTCATATCAAATCTTTACCTTTAATGACACATTGGACTTGACTTTTCAAAAATTTTTCGCTATAATATAAAAAAGAAAACAAATGACAAAAGTGGGTAGAAACGTAATATATATATCTATAGACAAAAATAACGGTGTGTAGTATTAAATACTACACACCTTTTTTATTATATTGCTTTAACATATCGGTAATTAATAAAACCATAAATTTTATTATCTATACGAATATAATACCATGTGGTACCATTGCTAGCTTGAATACTGTCACAAACCTATACTACTTTATTCTTATAAATAACTGGAATACTCTTTAAAGTTTTATATTCAACACCTGCCCAACTTCTTACATATAAAGCATTTGCAGTAACTTTAGCTTTAAAATAATTATTACGTGCGGGAGATGCTTTCTTAGTTCTAGTAAAAATAGTTTTTGATGTAGCTAATAATTTCTTATCATTATTAGTGTTTTCTTTTAACTAACCTACTTTCTATTCTGTTTTAGGTGTAATTACTGCATTTGCATACTTAGGAATAGCATAGCCGCGAATATTACCATTAGCAACTTTTAATGTGTTTCGCGCAACATTTCCGCCGTTCCCTATATTTCCTTCTATTGTTGTAATAGTGTTTCCTTCTACCTTTTCAACAATACCAATATGATCTGCAAATCCATCATTAGGTTGAGTTCCATCATCCCAATTATAAGTTATAATCCATCCTGGCTGAGGAGTAACTGAGCCGTTTTCCTACCAAATACCTTTTTTCTTAAATAATTGAATATGTCTTTCAACACCACATTCTGTTCCACCAATTAAATCAACAGCGTTATTTTTAATAAATGCCGCGGATAATGTTGTATCACAATAGTCATCAGTATATTTAACTTTATAACCAACTGCTAAAGGTTTATGATTATTATATAAATCAATTATATCTCTATGTGTTTGTTTGGCTCTACTTTTGCCAATCCAACTTTCCATAGTTTTTATAATATCTTTTGCAGAGACACCTTTTGTAACAGAATCAGTTATTTTTACGCCCTCTATATTTCCATAATAGTAATTCATATCAACATTTCCAGAAATACCATTTACTTTTCCTTTACTTGTATACTGTTGATAAGTACAAACATAATGAGGCTCAGGGTTATAATCTGCTAACCATACAATATATTTTTTAATGGTGGCCGCATCATACCAATTTTTATAATAATCTTGATTTAAATAAAAACCTGCTTTATAACCTTTACTTTTGACGTAATCACAAAAAGCATTTGTAAATTCGATACAATTAGTTTTAGTTAAATAAACTTTTTTATTTTTTGCACTTTTAACTGTATCGTATTCAAAATCATAAAAGATAATAATATCTTTTCCTAAACCTGCGACCTCCACATTTTTAATACAGCTTTTTGCTTCTTCTACGGCATCATTTTTATTTAAAGCATAAGCAAAATGATAAACTCCATGGATAGGGACTCCCGCCTATTTAAATTTTTTTACATTATTGATAAAATATTTATCAATTGTTTTTCTGTATCCCTATCTAATAATAACAAAATCAATTCCTGATGTTTTTACTTTCTTAGCGTCAATATTACCTTGCCACTAAGAAATATCAATACCTTTTAATGCCATAATATCTCCTTTCAAAGAAAAAAGCGGTAGGATTAACCTACCGCCTCTTCAGAATCTTTAACTTCTGGAAGTCCAGCTAAACTAGTCATAATAGAAAGGAATCCTGCTACACAAGCAACTGAACCAACATATGTCCAGTTAACTTCATTAATTGCGGCACCTACAGTTATCATAGAAACAAAAGACTGTGCGAAAGTCTTAATGGCTCTAATACCTGCCGCTTTAATCCATCTCTTTTGTTTTTCACTCATAATAAAAATACCTCCTTATTATATATAAATATATAAAAAAGAGGTATTTAACTTTTTACTTTTTTGACCTTTTTTCTTTTATTTGTTTTAAAAATTTTTTATTATCTTCAAGAGCATGATTAATTTCTTCAATTTTTTCTTCAATTAAATTGATACGTTTTTTATGATTTTTAGCTATAAAATAAAATCTTCTTTCAATGAGAAGATTCTCCCATGCAAAAGCGTGATATGCAGAATATTTGTCTAAAGTATGTATTAAATCTTTTTGAATAGTTGGAAGAACATGAAGAATAATTCTTTCTCGTTTTAATTCATCTCTATAGGCCTTTCGCACGGCTTTCATTTCTGCTATACGCAAGCCGGTGTATTTACTTTGGATTTCTTTATCATCAGGATGAACTTTAGCGAATCCAGTATATGTTCCTCTTTTGGTTTTTACTGTAACAATAGATTTACCTGATATGGGGTCAAAAGTAGAATTAGAAAGTTTTACTCTTAGTTGCATCTTTATTTCCTTTCTTTTTTATAACGTAGTCTCTGATAATGACAATAGCCATTTCTACGAAAAGAGTTCCTACAATTCCTACAAGTACAGGATTTACAATCATTCTTTCTTCTCCTTATATTTATCAATATCTTTAATTATTTGTTCTATAGATACAGGATAACAATTATGAGCGTCCATTGCTACATTATAAATACTATATTGTCCAAACTCAAATTTATCAGAACTATGAGTATGTCCAGATAAATTCCAAAAGAAACGCTCTTCTTCAAAATTACCTACAAGAGTAGGATAGTGAGAAAGATAAAATATCTTCTTTTTATTATATTTATAAATTGAAGCAAAGCCAAGATATGTCATACCGTATTCTGTTTGATATTTATTAAGTTTGTTATTTGTATCGTGATTACCCCAAATAACAATTTTTTCTCCATTTAACACTTTATAGACACGATTCCATTCTTTCTCGTTTCCACTCATGCAAAGGTCACCAAGAATATAAACAGTATCTTCTGGAGTTACAACACTGTTCCATCTTTTTAAGATTTCTGTATCATGTTCTTCAACTGAAGAAAAGCCGCGTGGACGCCAGAGAAAATCTTTATCGTGTCCGATGTGGAGGTCTGAGGTAAAATAAACAGCCATATTATCTCCTTTCTAAAAGATTTATTGTTTTTCCATTAAAGGTATATATATAGTCAAAAGGTTCATTATAGGTTGGCGGTTCCATTCTAAGATACATATTATGTATCTCATGCGGAGGCACAAAGGTGCGGCCGCCCTTTCTTGTTTCATTGCGTTCAAGGCACGTTTCCAAAGGAAGGTTCATATATACACCTATTACGGTTACTTTTGTTCTATCTATATAAAGGTTATGAAAAAGAGCGTTACGACTTTTTCTATTTAAATGTGTTGCATCTGCAATAACATTATAACCTTCTTTTAAATTTTCATTAATTTGTTTAATAAATTCTTTGTAAACTTGTTTTTCTTTTGCAAAATAATTATCCGTATCAGAAAGAAGGGCGAATCTTATTTCGTCTCTTGAAATATGGATAGTATCATCATTCATAATAGCATATTTTGCATAAGTAGATTTCCCTGAACCAGGAATACCTATCATAATATATAATTTATTTTTCTCCATTTTTTCTCCTATAATAAGGGAGAGATTATCTCTCCCTTATTATTATCCGTGATAAGCAAGTAGAAATTCATTGGAAACGGCTTTGAAAGATTTGCTACCATCTTCAGAACGAAAAACAATACCTTCTCGCATATCACCATCAATTTGAGATTTATCTGTTGCATATTCAAGTAATTCTTCTACTGTATCAGGAAGAATAAATTTGCTATTAACAACAGGAACACAAGGAACCCGATAATAATCTTCAAGTAATTCTCTCATTTTAAGAGTATTAAATCTACCCTTATCAGAAGTAATAAGGTTAAAAGCCATAAAATCATGGTCTTTTAGATGATAATCTCTCTTTTGTACTCCTGCTCCATAAGTTTCACCTTGAATAGTAATCCATTCTGCTTCAGGGAAAAGAGTTAACATTTCAGTAAGAACATGTTCGATATGATATTTTTCTGCCATTTCTGTATAGATATTAGTGTCATAAAAACATGTTTTATCAGGCTTATCAAAGCAGACGTTACGAGAACAAACATAAAACTCATTTTTATGAGGCCACTTTCCGCGCTTGATTGTAAAAGTAGTTGAAGAACCATCAATCTTTTCTGTTGCAATCCAAGGATTTTTATCCTGAAGAATCCACGGCATGTTTTGGACTCTTTCTTCATCGGTTTTCTTTACCCAAGCAGGCCAACCGGTTTTATCTCTTTTTTTACCGAAGAAAACGAAAAGGAGTTTCTTTCCCCAATCACGTTTCATAAGCCAGCGGAAAGGCTGTTTTGCAAATAGTTTACCATTACGCTGTGCCATCTTCTTATATTTATCTACAGAAGGTGCTTTACGAGCATTATCTTCTGCTATATAATAAGTTACACCAAGTTGTTTAGTGAGAAAACGAGATTCATCATTAATATTATGAATAGTTTTTTGGTCATTTTCTACGATAAAAGGAGTATTATCTTCATTCATTACATGACCAATAGTCCATCCGAAATTTGCGGCAGACATAAGAAGTCCCTGAGAAATAGATTTACACATTCTCTGTGTTTTAATCTTATATTTCTTTTTTGCAAGAAATTCCATATCGGTGAAAGGTTTTACTTCAGGAAGTTTTGAATCAATCTCAAAGTAAATTGCAGGGTCTCCCGCTTTAAATTCTCCCTTACCGACAACGATAGTCCACCCACCAACATGAGCAAGTTCAACTCTATCATATCCTTCAATAGGGGTAACGTTATCAATAATTACGACGTAACAAAGTTCTCTTTCGTTAGTTTTTGGATTAAGCAAAATAATAATCTCCTTTCATATTTTCTTCAAAAATAATTCTTTCAATAAAGAATAGTTTTTCTTTATCATTTAAAAAATCTGCTTTTAGAATTTTTTCAATTTTATTTAATTGAGATTCCATTTTAATATAAGTGGGGTCTTCATCAGGGTCAAACATTCCCATTATTTGATTTCTCCTTTCCTATATATATAAGAAATTCTTTAAAACGTTCCAACAAAATATCATCTTCAACATAAAAACCGTCGGTTTCATAAGTTTTTTGATACCAATTTTGAAACATCGTAATTATTTGCATAAATCGAAAATGAGGATAATCCATATGGAAATCCATAAATTCATTCCATATTTCTATGATTTCACCCCATCTTTCTTTTTCATTTGCATAATTGTGAATATCTAACATATATATCTGTCTTTTATTCATTTTTTTCATTTCCTTTCTTTTCTCATTTCTTATAAATAAATTTTATCAAAAATTTATAAAAAAAGCAAGAAAAATTGTTTGACCAATTTTTCTTGCTTATAAAGATTAACCCATTTTTGCGTTAATAATATTCTCCAAGGATGTTCCACGAAGAAGTTTATTAACAGTATCCGCAACAGATTCACCGTTAGCAATAGCGTAAGGACTAATACTTTCCATACCTTCTCTAAGAAGATTTGCCTGAGTGCTTGCGGAAATTGCAGCGACCAAATCGGGACTGATAGAAGCCATGATTTCTTTTACAGTATTAGCATATGCTTCCTGTTTACCCTTTTCAATTTCAGCGAGAGCCTTTTCATGTTCGATTTCAGCTTCACGCTTTTCTTTAAGTCTATTCATTTCTGCTGTCTGGTTAGCAGTCAGAAGAGCCTGTAGGTCATTCTGAGCCTGAGCAGCCGCCATTTCAGCTTCTCTCTGTTTAGTACGAATATCTTCTTCATTCTGCAACTTTCGTTCCAGTCTTG